TCAACAGAGTAGTTGCAAATGACAACAATGCTCAGGGTTATGCTCTCGCTGCCTAATGGCGGTGCGGGAAACCCACTCTAAAGTCCTTAGGGTTAGCCCCTTAAGGCGGGGTTCGGAGGCACCTGGCAACAGAAGCCTCCACTTCATTTCCTTACTCATAACCGATTGATTTTTGGTCATTTTCGTTTTCCAGTTTTCAACTGTTTTACAGTTTCGTTCTGTTTCCGTTTCTGGAAGTCCATCAGAATAGCTTTCCCGCCCATCTTACGATCCGCGTAACGGCTATACCGCTCGACCATTTGCGGACTCATACCAACCGCGTCGCAAATCTGGGAAACGCTCAAACCGTGCTGGCGCAGCCGGATGACGGCATTGGCGCGCAGGCCGTGCCAAACAGCCTCTTGGATTATTGGCTGATCTTTTCGGGCGTCTTTCAGCCACTTCCACATGAGATTTGTGGTGAAAGGCTTACCGTTCTCCTGATAGAGAAATGGCCCGGGTCTTTTCTCCCATTTCGCCATTTCCGCTTCAAGTTCCGGGAAAATTGGACACCATGGCCGAACGCCGGTCTTTTTCTGTGGAAGGCTAAAACCTCCATCATCAATATCGGTCCAACCGAGCCTTACAACGTCGCTTATTCGCTGCCCGGTATATCGCGCCAGCATATAGGCGCGCCGCAGCATTCCGGTGAAGTTCTCGTCCGCGAAAGCAAGTTGTTCAGGCGTCCACGGTTTGTGCCCCTCACCTTGCTGGAAGTGGGCAACGCCTTGCGTTGGATCCCGGCTCAACAGTTCACGCGGCCCGCTCGCCCAACGACACATAGCGCGCAAAGCGTCGAGCAAATTGTTAGCTGCCCCCGGCGTTTTCGCGCCGATCTTCTCTATAAGCGCCTGTACATGGGACGGCTTAAGGGCATCCGCTTGCAGATCGCCCCAAACCTTGCGCACAATCCGCAATTGCCGCCGATATTGATCTAAGGTGCTATCGGCCAACTTACGTGGAAGCCCCGGCCAAGCCTCCTGATAAGCATCAATCAATGCGCCTATAGTGCCGTCAACGACCGGGCCGTTGATACCCTGCGCCTGCCTGGCTGCTTGCCAAAACTCCGGCGAATGCGGGTCGTTCGGAAGCTTGATTCGCTCCCCGACATGATTTGTGCCCCGGCCAGCCTGATAATAGAAATATTCCCGGCCACGAGAAACGACACGATGAACACCTTTCGGCAATGAAACGGTTGCCGGTTTACGAGTTTTGCGCGACATTGTTCACACGATCCATAAAGGCATCGCCTGACTGGGCATTAGGGGCATGAGCCTCAAGCAAAGCTTGTACCTGTATCCAGCTCCAACGGACTGAGCCGCCGAGCCTGACGGGTTTCGGTAGAAGGCCGCGGCGAACATAATCGTCAACGGTCGTTTCACTGATATCCAGTTCCGTCGCCAATCGGGTTTTGCTCAGATATGAAGGCGGACGGTCGCCCAACTGGATGCGAGGAACGGCGACAATATCCCTGGTAACTGCAAACATCTTCGCCATTACTCGCCACTCCCCTCATTGGTTGTATCAGCCCGATCCTTGATGGTTGTCATGTTGAGCGGCGATAAGAATTCGTCACCGCCGTCGATTTTCGGCATGTTTTCGAGCGAGCGGATTTCATTGACATTGAGCCAGCCGCCGTTGCGTCCGACCGCATAGGCGTCATAGCGCGCCTTCATATCGCCGCGCAAAAGGCCAGCAAGGTCATGCTCGATAAACAGCGTCTTGCGGCTTTCCGTGGTCAGCAGCGCCGCATTCATGGCCTGCTCGATGCGCTTTGCCATCGGTGCCAGACAACGCACCACAAGGGCGCGGCTTTCCTGATCGCTGTTGGAATAGGTGGCATTGTCGGTAATACCCGCCACAGTCGGCGGAACGCCCCAGATACGGCAGATATCCAGATTGGTCAGCTTGCGGCTGTCAAGAAACTCCGCATCCTTCGAGGAGAACGAAAAGGATTTCCAATCCGTGCCGCCATCGAGAACGAGAATGCCCCGCGTTGCCAGATCGGAATTGACCTTCCGCTCCATCTTCTCCAGCACATTGTCGCGCTGTTCCATCGATATCTTGTTGGGGAAAATCAAAGCGCCTTCCGGCAGGAAGCTTTTCGACGCCTGTTTGCCTGCGGTTTCCTGTTGCGTCAGAGCGAGATTGAATGTCTCGCGGGCGATCTGGACAGGCGACAAGCCCATGACGCCATCCGGCCGAGACGATAGCGCAGATGCAGAATTTCTTCCTGCAAATAGACGCGCACCCCGCTATTGGTCGAAACACGATAGCGCAGCCGCCCACTTTCCAGCTTCTCAATACCAACCTTGCCCGGATCGAGCGGATGCAGGCCCGTCACCTGTCCGCGTCCGTTCCAGTCGAGACGCGCAAAAGCATTGCCTGCAACCATCAGGGAAGCAATCAGAGCTTCCCGGACTTCAAAGGCCGTCATGGTGGCGTTTGGCATGTCGTGGAGCGCGGAATAAAGCAGATGATCGGTTGCCCGCTCACGCCCGCCGTTTTCGCTGCGGCGATAGAGATTGAGCGGCATGGCGGCAAGGTTCTGCGACACAATAGCAATGCAGGCATGTGCAACTGCAATGCCGCTGGCGCGATTCGGATCGACATAGCCGCCAATCCCGCCGCGCATACCGAACCATTCGGCAAGATACGGATCATCAGACTTGACGGCGGAGCGCGTTTCACGTCCAAAGATACGGCCAAGCAAACTCATTTCGACAACTCCAGAAGACGCAAGGCCCGTTCCGCATAGGAGCGAAAGGGCGAAGCGATAGAAAGGGAGCGCGCTTGAATGGTGGTGCCATCATAGGCCGGCCAAGCAAGCACAACGCTGATTTCATGCAGATCAACGGCGCGCAGCTCGCGCCGGTCACCGTCGCGCTGTTCATCCAGCGCCGTAAAGCCGAACGACATGCCGCCAAGGTCGCCGCGTTCGGCCAATGCCAGCACGTCCCGGCCTGCCTGTGTATCCGGCAAATCGAGATCGAAGGCCAAGCCCCGGCTATCTTCGGCCAGGCGCAGCATTCCCGAACGGGTACGCGCTAGAACTCGGCCCGGATCGTGATCGACAAGCGCCAGCACATCGGCGCGGGAACGGATCGAGCCAGAGAATGCCCCCGGCGCAATGGTCTCGCTAAATCGTCCGCCGATATTGGCAGGATTGCCAAAGGTCGCGGCATAGCCTTCGAGGCGACGGCCTTTGGTGCGGATTTCAGCGGCAAAGCCGCGTTTTTCAAAACTTGTCATCAAGGCAGTTCCCGAAAGCAGAAAAACCCACCCCGGCTTGCGCCGGAGTGGGAACCAGAGTTCAGATTTCAGCGTAAGCAAACGCTTGCGGATGACGAACCACCACATCGGCGTCAAGGAAGGCATGCAGAAGCGCCCCACCGTTCGAAGCCACGTCCGGGTGATACGGATTGATCAAGATATCAACCGCGCTCCAGTAGCCGAGATAAAGCTCACCCCACTGACCATAGATCAGGGCTGACTTATCGTCTGCGTCACCGATATTGGCCGGAACCTGAGTGCTGACTTCCACGCGGCCATTGTGGAATAGTTCGGAAGCCGGAATGACGTGGCCGTCTGCATCCTTGGTCTTGCGGACGCCCTTCATCACCATAGGATTGGTGAGGAATGCCGCCGTGCCTGTCACGTCATCCAGTTCCAGTTCGGCAATCAGATTGGCCGTGGTATCGGAAAATGCCGCTTCGGTCGTCACTTTCGCAACGCCAGCCGTGCCGAGAATACCAAGCGGTTCGGGAGCCGTGCCGGAGCCATTGATTGCAGCCAGGTCAAGGCCCTGCGCCAGCAGATAGCCGAGATCGCGGCGAAGCACATCCTCAATAGCTTCATTCGACTGGAGCATAAGACGGCGCGAAAGGCGATATTCGCCCGTCACGGTATGCGGCGCCATGGAAACTTTGCCGAAGGTCGCGGCGGAACGCTCCGCGTTGCCATTTTCGGCAACCCATGTAGCCGTACCGCTGGAAAGCAGGTTCGGCAGGTCGAGGAACCCGGACAGGCCACGCAACACGGTTGCGCCCATGCCCTCAACCTTCAATGCAGGGCGGAAACGATCAGCGAGCGCACCAAGCTGCGTTGCGACGGTATAACCGCCAGCGGCAGGCGTACCGACAGTCTGGCTGCGTTGCTCACGGCCACCGAGAAGCACTTCGGAAGGTACAGCCAGATGAATGCCGGAAGTACCAGAACGGCTTTCACGCCCGCGCTTCAATTCCTGATCGATTTCGGCTTCGCGGCCTGTCAGGCGACCAGAGAGAGCACCATTGATGGCAGAAGCCAGCGAATAGTTGCGCAACTCGCGATCAAACTCGCCGCCATGCACATTCTCGCCGCGCTGTTCTTCCCGCTCGAAAGCAGACATGCGTTCTTCGCGGGCAATCTGGCCGTCTATTTCGGTAACTTCGGCTTCCAGCGCGGTAAAACGCTGTTCTTCATTGCTCTCCAGCTTGTCCTTTGCATGGAGAGTGCGCATTTCAGCGATCTTTGCGGCTCGCTTTTCGCGCAGTTCGATTAGCTTTTTCATAGGTAACTCCGTGTGGTTGTGAAGCCGTCCGGAGGAAGTCAAACAGGGTATGCGTTGGTTTTGGTCTTCACATGCTTGCCGGGATCGGCAGGAAACTATAGCCAGCTTGCGCCCTTTGACTGGTCCAAGAAGGACATCCCGCGCCACCAGAAAGGCGCTTTCCGTTTTTGGCTCGCTGGCGGGAGCCTCAGTTTGACGGCGCGGGAAACTGGATCAATCCTCCTTACGCAACGTGTCTGCGAGTTGGTGGATTACCTCGGATGGGATGATCGCGGCTTGCTGTATGCCAAAAGACAATCCGCCCAAATGATCAGCATTAAACCGATACATCTTTTCGTCTTGCCGTCCGCGCCGGAAGTAAATTTGCACTTCACCATTGCCGGTGGCGGGGTCATGGATTTCAAGACTGACGTCAATCTCGAAATCTTCACCCACACCTATTGCGCCATCTTCAATGAATTCATCAATAATGACGTCAACAACTGTGCCCGCTCGACACATCCCGTCACCGTCATAAATTCGGTCCTTGATGGAAAGGGAATCCCAAAACTGGTCAACAGTACCACTTTCCACCTCTTCCCATGTGGCTACCATGGTCGCTTCCCTCAAAGCTTTTACGGCGGCGGGCGCGTCCTTTGACTGGCGAGCAACCATAGCGAACAACAAATTGGTTACGTCCGAACTGATCATTTCAGGCGCTCCAACGCCACGTTTCCCTGATGTAATCAGGCCTTCCCGTCGCATTTCCCGCGATAGGTTTTCGACGGCTGAAACGCCGCGTGGATCAAATCTCGCGAGTTTTTCAATGAGTGCGGGAAGCTTAGCCATAAATCACCTTTCATTTTGTGTTTAACCCGAAATTAATTTACAGTCAATCAATTTCGGGTTTTACACATAATGAAAAATTGTCAATTTATGCGAAGACCTGTCAAAATTGTTTCATCCGATGACTTTCTCTCCAATGAAAGCCCCTAATCGGCTTTCTGGTAGCCTCAGCCATTTTTGGGGAATGTGCTCACACAAGGGAATTACGGAGAAGCCCCTCTCACCGTCAATCTGATGATCAAGAAGCGCGACTTCGCAAAGCTTATCCCTGCCGCCGAGCGCATAAAAATACAGGCCATCACCCTCATATTTCCCGGATACCCATTCAAAAACAATAAGAGCGGGAAGTGGAGCAGTTGGATCGTCGAGAAAATTGCTGGAATGCGAAAGCCTGACCCTTGGATTGGCTTTCTCGACAGCCGCTTTCAACTCTGCCAGCAGATGATCGACGCGCTCCAGAGCGGTCATTTCGGGTTCAGCAGCCGTTGATGCTCCGACAACAACCGCTGAAACACAAGCTGCCGTCCCTCCAACAAGGATCGAGCGACGAGATAATTTAGACAAACCTTCGGCGTTAGCTGGAATTGATGATTTCGGCATTAGTTCCTCGATTGATAGAAAATCGTAACACTGATACGATTATTATAAATCGACTCGATGTCAATAGAAATCGTAACGGTGTTCCGAAAATGATCGATCTACAATGCCGAATGGCCCGCGCCGCGCTAGGGCTTGGAGTAAGAGACCTAGCTAAGTTGGCTGGAGTGTCCCCCGATACAATTGCTCGTCTTGAGCGCGGCGAAAAATTGAAAGACGAAACAGTATTGGCTATCGGAGCTGCACTCGAACGCGCCGGTATAATATTTGTTGCCGAGAATGGCGAAGGCCCCGGCGTACGATTAAAGAAAAGGCCCTAAATCGGATGCTTCCCAAAAGCCCAGGCTCAATTTCATCAATTGACCCGACTATTCTAGTCAACATCGTAAGTAATGACACCACTGCACTTCTTTCAGGATTAGGGGGTGCAGTGCTCGGTGCATTCATATCAGCGGGATTTTCGTGGTATCTTCATAGGTCAACTGTCAACCGTGACATTGCGAAAGAAGAGAAAAGCAAAAGAACAGCGGAAAAAACAAGCGCTTTGAGTGCCCTTGTACGCTTACAGAGCGCTTCAAATTTGTGTCTTGACTTGAGAAACCGTGTGGCAGATTCGTTAACTCAAGCTGAGAACGACGGCTATTCCGATCTCGCTACATGGCAAAAAATTACACCTATAACGGGACTCCCGCCCGCATTACCGCCATTTCAAACAGATGAGTTAAGCCTTTTATTCGCAGCGAAAAGACCGGACGTCGCCAACGAATTGATAAGATTCCATTCGCGGATAATATCAATGACGGATGCAATCAAAACATACAATCAGTTAAGGAGCCAAATTAAAGAAATGATGCCAGCTAAAATGAATGGTTTGGTTGGTATAACAGAACTCACCATGGACGATTTTAAAAGGGTGGCTCCTTTTGCGGCAGAATGCCAAGACCTTGCATTGCAAATCACAGAATTTCTAATCGAAGATAGCGAAATGGCAATTTCAATATCGGGTGAACTAGCATTATGCCTTAACAGTTATTTTAAGGACACCTCATTTAGCACAACTTTTGACCGGGAAAAACTCCGGAGAAGCTCAATTCTGACGGATGAGCTTCAGAAAGCGAAGAAACAGTCTAGCTTGGGGTTCGAGATCATTTCAGGTGGATGGCCACCGCGGTTATATCCTGATATTTCTGTGACATGACGCACAAATTCAATCCTCCATCAATTCGAGCAAACAGGCGGGCATGGCTTCCGGTTCGAACCGGCCCGCAATCTGAAGCGCCATAGCCAGCGCCACAAGGCCATCTATGCGCCCTGTCGCCTTGCTCTTGTCGAGCTTGCGAGAGCCTGCCGGATCGCGTGTCACAACGCCGTTGGCAGCGCACATATTCAGCACAGGATTGCTGCCATGACGCAAAAGCTTTTCGGCAACATGGCGCTCCAGCGTATCAACGGCTGGCGACATATCCTTGAAACCTTGCCCGAACGGCTCCAGCGGCACGTCGCCGCCGAACAGGCCAAGCTCACGCTTTAAATCCTCAATGCGCCAGCGGTCATAAGCAACGGCCTGCACGGCATATTTCTGTGTCGCCTGCATGATGTATTGCGCAACAAAACTGGGATCGATCGTTGAGCCGGGAATGAGCGTGATAAAGCCCTGACGCGCCCAAAGGTCATAAGGAACACGATCTTCATTCGAGCGCTCAACAATGTTCGCCTCCGGCATGAAAAACTGGCACAGAACATCAAAGCTGCGATCATCGGACGGAAACACCAGCACGAAGGCCGTCAGGTCGCGGGAGCCGGACAAATCAAGCCCGCCATAGCACTCCCGGCCTTCCAGCGCCTTGAGGTCAGGCGCTTCCTTGCAGCGGTCCCATTCAGCCTTATGGATGAAACGCGACACAGCGGAAACACGCTGATTGAGGATCAGATTGCGAAACGCGCTTTCCTTCGACGGCACGAGCCGCGCCTGCGCGGCCTGTCGCTGCACGTCATCGAGCGAACGAAAGTCACCAAGTGCCGGATTGGCCGCAAGCCATGCTTCGCGGCTCCAAGGATCGGTATCCTGCGGCGCGGCATAGAGCGTCAGATGAAAGCTTGGGTCCTCAATATCGCCCGCCTGGACTTTCAGGCCGTAGTCAATCAGTTCCGAGAATACATGATGATCGGCAGCGGCTTGCGTCGAAATGCAGACCATAAGCGGATTGTCACGCGCCCCGGTTGCCGTGTCGAGCGCGTCAAACAGATCGCGGTTCGGAGCGCTGCCAAGCTCGTCATAGACGACGAACGAAGGCGAGAGGCCCATTTTAGAGCCAGCATCCGCCGACAGCGCCGCATAGATCGAGCCTGCGCCGTCACCGAACAGCACTTCAATCTGCTTGTTGAAACGGATGATATTCGCCCGGTCATCCAGTTCCGGGTGCGCTTGCAGGATAGCAACCATTTCCTGAAACAGTTTCGCGGCCTGATCTCGCGTCAGTGCTGCCGAATAGATTTCGCCACGCGGTTCGGCTTCCGGTCCCATCAAGTGACAGAGCGCCAGCCCTGCCGCAAGCTGCGTTTTGCCGTTCTTGCGCGCCATCGACAGAACAGCCGTACGCACCGGCCTATGGCCTTCCCCGTCTTCCGCGTACACATCTTCGATAAAATCCCGCTGCCATGGGCGAAGCTGCATTTTTGACCCGGCCAGCTTGCCCGCCGTGATCGGCAAATCTTCCAGAAAGGCGATGACGCGGCCAGCGCGGGTCAGTCCCGGTTCTTCCCATGGTTTGACCGGACGTTCATCGAGCTTGCCACGTTCTGAAAGCGGCTTCGCGCCTATGCCTCTGATCGCCATTATGCAAACCCAAAATCGTCTTCTGGATCAATAACTTGACCCTGTGAAACTAAGTATTTTCCAATGCCCCCAACGGTCCTTGCCCCCGTTGGTTCTGGTGATTGAAGGCCCCCTCCCGTATGCCAACCGTCTGCCGGATCGACTGGATTGCCGTTCAGATCGATTCCTTTCACGCGACGAGCGAAAGGCTTTGGCGTCCCACGATCAAAGGCCGAGGTCTTTTCGTTGTGGCATCGTGCGCACATCGACATGAGACCGCTCAAAGCGGGGAATGGATCGCCGCCGCTGGCTATCGCCACGATGTGGTCAACCGTGTTGGCGGTCGTAATCTGCCCGCGTGCCTCGCATAGTGGTTTCTCGCGCAGCTTCGCAGAGCGCAGGCGCTGCCATGCAGCGGTATTGTACGGCCAGCCAGCCATGTCACACAGCCTTTGCAGTGATCGTCATCACGTTTGCACTTCCCGCCTGTCGCGCAGCGAGAGCGGCCATGAATGCATCGAGCATACGGGAGCCACCCCTTGGGAAAGCCATGGCCTTGGCATCGCGTGGGAACGGCCAGCCACGACGCTCAAACTCGCGCTGCCAATCAGCCCATAAGGCGCTACCCGCCGTGACAGGCTCCATCTCCAGAGCCATCTTGCCGACGCCGGAGGCAAGCGCCGATGGATCAAGCACAGTCGGACGCTCGAACAGTCGATTGAGGTCAGGCCAGCCATGCTTGGCCTGATGGTCAAGGATCATGTTAGGCCGCTTCTCGACCTCGATCATCTTGCGCATCAGATCGCTTCCCGGTCGCGGCAATGGTCCCGGACCTTTCGAAAGCCCATCGAATACGATCAGTGACCAGCCTGCCTTGAATGGCTCAAAGGCCGGGTCCTTTGCTCGCTCCCCGCTCGAAGGGTTCTTCAAAGGGTTATCTCTAAGGGTTCGTAGGAAATCTGTTTCTACTTTTACGGTCGCTAAATTTCCGGTTTTCGCGTTATTAATTTCCGATTTTTCTTCAATAACCTGAAATTCACTTCCGGTTTTATCAGGCGATGACGCAGGCTCTTTGACGGCATCGGGGACGGCAACAGGCTTGATTATGGCGTGATACCGCAACGATTTGGAGCGCCCGCGTCCTTCGGTCGTTTCGATATGCTTGCGCTCCCACAGCTTCGCCACAGCGCTAGACAGGGTTCTTTCGGTGACATTCACCTTGTCCGCTAATGTCTCATAAGACGGATAGGCGTAAAGGAAACCCACGCTCGCGAAATGCTTGCGATTGAAATGCGAGCTAATCTGAAATGCCAGCACCTTCATCGTGCTGGTCAGTTCCTTGTCGCTGAAAACCTGTTCCAGCCACATCATGCGGCAACGGGTGAAATCGTCACTCAT